TTCTACCTTCTCTTTCATTAAGTACAGGTATAAATTGAGCATCTTGTGTTGCATCACCTGTGCCAGGATCAAGTGTTGGAAGGTTTCTATATCCTAAACCTTGACCTGTCAATGTAACTGATTCAATTGCAAAACCAACTGTTGCACTTGCAGCAACCCCAGATCCAGTAGTATCTCCGTCACCATTAGTGAATGCTACTGTAGGAGCACTTGCATAAGCACCAGGACTTCCTACTGAAATTGAATCTACTGAATAACCTAATTGACCTACACAAACAGCACCAGCACCTGGTCCACTATCAGTAATAGTAACATTAGGATTACTTCCATAACCAGTACCAGGATCGGTAATAGTAAATCCGTCAACAACACCACCTGTTTGTGAAACGTTGACTGTTGCAGTAGTACCAATTATAAATTGTTGTCCAGAACCTGTGCTAGTAAGAGATATTTCATTACCATTGTTCGCATTATTTGCACTTGTTGCTAATTGAACAGTATCACCATCTACACGAATAACAAAATAATTCTGAGCATGTGTAAGTCCACCTGGTGCAACTGAGGCTGCATCTAAAGTTTGTGAATCTAAACCACATTGCATACCAGTTTCAAAGGTATGTGAATCAATATGAATAGTATTAGCAGTTGTATCAACTACAGGGAGTGAAGCACCAGCTGAATTAGTCCAAGATGCATCAGCAGTATATGTGTTTTGTGCAGGAGGATCTACAATACCACTAGGTCCTGTGTATCCTGTTCCACCAGATTGTATATCTACAGAGTTTAAAATACCAAAGGTAGTTAGAACTGCAGACGCTGTACCTCCACCAGTTCCACCTCCACCAGTAAGAGTAACATTAGGTTGGATAGTATAATTAGAACCTCTGTTTGTTACTGTAAATTCTTTTAATGCACCTGTAGTAGCAAGAACTCCTGTAGCAGTTGCAACTTGGAATGGATTAGTTGTTGCATCAATTGGTTGTTGTCCACCAACATATCCACTACCTTCATTGGTAACAGTAACAGATCCAATCTCATTCTTAAGAACAACAAATGATCTTGTTGCAAAACAAGAAGCTTCAGATGATCCAAATACTGTAGATCCATTGAATCCTGCAATCTTCAGTGAACCTTGAATATTACTACCAAATGATATGGATTTATTAACATCGAAGTAAATTGCTTCTTTAACGATTGTCTCAGCGTTAACAACAAAGTCTTCTTGACCAGAAGGGTCAACGATTACCTGACCTGTCGTTGAAGTAATACTGTTACCTGCTAGACGTAAGTTACCTGTTTCAATGTATGCAGGGAAAATATTGGTAGTACCAGTTCCATCACTTAATGTAATATTTGCAGCAGACTGAGCAGTAGATGTTGCTTGGAACTGAACGTTACCAGTCTCTTGGTCTACAGAGAATGCATCACCAACACGGAAGTCACCGTCTTGGTCTGTAGAAGAATATAGAACTTTACCACCATTTAGTTCTTCTACCTCATTGTTTTGAATAGCAAGAGATGGGTCATTAGTATAGTCTGAACCAGATCCAACATAACCAAAGTTATGGGCAGTCAATATTAGTTTTACACCAGAACCATCTGCCTGTACACCTTTCGTACCATACACACATGCAGATGCTACAGAACGTAGTTCAGCACCAAACTGAGAATAGTCAGCAGTTATAACTGAAGTAGCAGAATCACCACCATCTGTTCTTATATCAGATGTTCCACCAGAGGTGTCTGTGAAGGTCGTAGCACCGTCTGTATCGTTTGCATGTAGCAATAGAACTGTATTCAAATCAGACGCATACTCGACTGTTGTAGGGGTGAATGCACCAGTGAATCTAGAAGCACCCTTACTAATTCTTACCTCATCAATATATCCATTAAATGCTTCAGTTGGAGATGCTTGATAATCAGAACCTATGACAACTGGTTTAGTAATTCCATAGTCATTAGTATCTGCACCAGTTCCTAACTCAACTCCATCTAAGAATAATTTTGTAACACCACCATTTCTAGCAACAGCAACGTGATACCATGTGTCAGCTGTTAAAGTACCACCACTACGAGTTGATGAGTTACCAACAGCATAATGTAAGGTTGAACCATTCAAATACATTGTAGGAGCAGTATCTGTCCCAGTAGTATCTCTTAAATCAAATATACGTTGTATACCTATTACATCAGCTGGTCTAATGAATGCTTCTAAACAGAAGTTTGATGTACCAAATCCAAAGTCTTCATCAGTAGGAACCTTTACGTTATCTTCAGTTCCGTCTAATAATATAGATGCTGATCCAAATTTCTTTTGTGCAGTGGCTATCTGAGAGTCACCAAATCTAGTTAATCCCTTAACTGGTTTTGTTGCAGTTGTAAACTCTCCACTTCCTTTATTACCACCTACAGAATAAACATAAGTTCCATCATTTGACCCAACAATAACACGAGCAATTGCTTTTTTGTAAGTAATGTTACCAGATGTTGTTCCAGATGCAGAGTTATCATATGTAAAACTATTAGCATCAACAACTGTTATTGGTTCAAAACCATCTTGACCAGCTCCACTGATGTGGTCTGCATAGATGAAATCACCTGTTGTTAAACCATGTCCTGTTCTAGTTACTGTGACAATAGATCCAGATCTAGCATATGTTCCTGACTGGAAACTATTTTCTAATTGGTATAATATCTCAGCTGGATTTATTGTTCCACTAGTTCCACCTAGTTTAACTCTTAATTTACCACTTCCAAACTTACCTGTAGCACCTTGAGCACCTTGAATACCAACAGAAGCAAAGTAGTTGAAGCAATTTAACCACTCAACTCTAATACCATTGGTAAGTTTTAGACCAACCTGATTGGGTGTTATAAAGGTACACTCATTAAAAAGAACAGCAGCGTGTTGTGAACCAGAATCTATTTGTGAACCATCTAACTTAGCACCACGACCAGCATCACCTTGTGTAAATCCATAAGGGTCTGATGCACTAGTAACACTACCTTTAGTTGTTACTGTACATCTCTCGATGTATGGACTTTGAGTAGAATCTACTGAAGAGACAAGTTCAAATGCGTATCCATCGTCATTACCACTATCATAAAAGAAATCTTTGATTGTAAGATCAGAAATATGACAATCGCCTGAAACTTTAAATGCGGTATTACTTTGAGTGGCGTTTGTTGGTTTTACAGATGTTGATCTTAAATTAGTTCCACGTAATGTAATACCATCCCCAACAGTCATTGGGAATACTTCTTGATACTCACCTGGTGCAACTATAATTGTATCTCCCGAAGTTGCGGTTGTGAGTGCTTTTGTAATAGTTAAAAATGGTGTATCTGGATGTAATCCTGCATTACCACCATTAGCAAGAGTACCCGTATCCGAACCGACTGTAGCAACATAAAAAGTATTTCCCTGACCATTCGTAATGTCAGTAGACAGCATGGTCGTAACCACCTCACCTGTATTAGGTTTTTGGTTAGCGACTTCAATTATATTGGATCCGTTTCTAGCGTATAACTTCCTATCCGCTATATTAAGAGCGACTTCACCGTCTTCTAAGTTAGAAGTTGTCGGGACCGTCGCTGCTACTGTCGATCTCTTTAGTTTGATTCTCGTTGCCATCTATAGCATTCTCAGAAAGTTGGTCTTGATTCATACTATTTAACTGATTTTGTAAGTCAGCTATTTGTGCTTCTAGCATCACATTTACTAATGTCAATTCAGAAATTTTCTTTTGTAATGTGTTAATAACAATTTGTGCATTCATAATTGGTTAATATCAAAAAGTTCCACCGTCAAGTGTGTTTGTCCAAACTGGGACTCCAGCTGAAGTAACAGTCAATACTTGATATGATGTAGTGGCATCATCTCCTGTGCCAGGATTTGCCATGTTTGCCGCAGCAGTTACTTGTAATGGGTTTGAACCATTACCATAGGTAATACCATTTGTAGTAAATGTGCTTGCTCCAGTACCACCAAACTGTACTTCAAGATCGGTATCTAATTCAAGATCACCGATAAGAACAGTACCACGGTTAGCACCTGCTAATCCAAATACAGTACCTGTGTCAGTTGCTTCTTCAATAAATGTCCAAGCACCTAAACCATCAGCACCTCCTGTGCGGTCATAACCAAAGAAACCAAATTTATTGGTTCCAGATGCATTGTAGTGGACTTTAACACCACGATCCATTGCATCATCAGCACCTCTGACTGTAACTAAGGTAGCACCAACAGCTTGGTCAGTAGTGATTGCTGCACTTAATGTAATAGTTTTTGTACCTGTGTTGATAGCAGAGATGGTTGTTCCATTAGGAATACCAGTAGCAGTGACTGAATCACCAACTGATAATTGCTCTACAGAATCAACTTGAATATCAACTGTTGCGTTACCAGCAAAGGTAGCAAGAGTTTTAACTGTTACAGGAGTAGTAGGATCACCCAATTCAATGGTAGGATCGTTAACAGACATTGAAGCACTGTTAACAGTAGTTGTAGTACCATCAATTTGAAGGTCACCTTTAATTATGACCAAACCATCAGCGTCTCCACCTGCAGGATATGGGTCAATAATCAATTCTTGTATGTTATTGATAGTAGAAAGTACGTTTCCGTCTAACTTAAGGTTATCAATTTCGATAGAACCAGTCTGAGTTGTATTACCTGCAATGTTTGTAGTTCCATTAAAGGTTACACCATTCTGGAAAGTAGTTGTTGCATTAACAGTCAATGTGTCTGTGTCAGCAGTACCCAAAGTAGTATTGTCATCAACCTTAAGGTCTTTGATCCATGCAGTTGCCCCTACACCAATACCACCCGCAAAGGTAACACTAGCAGTAGCAACGTTAGAAGCATCTGTGGTATCAGCATAGTTAACTTGGACACCAGTGCCATAGTTCCAGTCTGCACCCTCTACTTGGATCTTGTCAGTAGTTGTCTCGTCATATCTGATAGAAGCATCCTTTGTGTTACCAAAGTTTAGTTTCATATCATCAGCGATACGCAAGTCGGGGGTTCCTGTTACTCGCTTGATGTCTAAAACTGCATCTGAGTCATTATATGA